CATTATATTATTATTAATAAAAAAATAATTAAATCATTTTTTTTATAATGTGTTATCAAAAAATAACATTTCGAAATCTTCTGTTATTTCTTTAATAGAACTCTTCGTTTGTTTATTATAAAACTTCAATAATTCTTCTTTTTCTATTTTCTCAAACTTATCACTTATTTTTTTCTTATAAAACCAATCATTTTTACCTTTTTTTATTAATTTAAATATTCTTGCTTTTTTATCTATTTCTAATATAACTCCTTCATTTGTTTGTTTATATCCAATTATTCCTATTATACCATTATGCTCTTTTTTATGACAATCTTCACAAATACAAACAAGATTATGATTATTGTTTTTATTAAAATTAGAAAACTTGCCATTTTTATCCGCATTTATTTGATAATTAATATGATGAGTTTCTATTGCTTTATTTACTTTACAAACTTGACACATATCCATAAAAATCGAAGAATTGTAATTTGAACTTTTTGTATTTAAAATAGTTGTTGTTAATCCTTGCAATTCTTTTCTCATCAATTCTGCATTATTCATAAAACTTAATGGCATATCTAATGATTTGCAAACATCAATTCCATAAATATTTGACCCTTGACCATCTTTTAATTTTCTTTCATAAATAATCTTATTGTCTTTTATCTCAATATGCATATGATATATTTTTAAGTTTTTATCAATTTTATCTTTTATTATTGAAATGTCTGTTAATTCGTGCAAATGACTCGTAAATATAAATGATGCTTTCTTATTTAACAATTCATTTATTGCCGATGATACAATACAAACTCCTGAAATAGCTTCTGTTCCACAACAAATCTCATCACCTATTATTAAACTATTACTATCAGCTCTTTGTAAAATATTACGCAATTCAGTCATTTCAACTACAAAACTACTCATACCCTTATAAATATTATCATTGCCACATATACGTGTCATTATATGATTATAAGGGTAAAAATCAAATCTTTCTGCTGGTACATACATACCAGCCTGTGCCATTATTATCGATAATCCAACCGCTTTCATAAATGAACTTTTGCCAGATGCATTTATTCCATACAATAATATCCCATTTTGATTTAAAGAAAAATCATTACCAATATATTCAACATTATTCATAACTCTTTCAATAATTGGATGTCTGATTTTTTCAGCATTTATAAATGAATTATTGGCTGTTAAATCAATAGTTGGTTTATAATAACAATAATCATATGCATTTTTGGCATTACAGCAATTAATATCAAGTTCTGATAAGTTTTTAATAATAATATCAAAATAATTTTTATTTTCATCTTTGTAAAAAAATGTTTCAAGAAATGTTAAATATTCTTTCATTACAATTCTTTGTATTTCATTTTGAGTATTTTCAATCATTGTTGAGATTTCATTTATTTCTTTTGACGTTAATTTATAATTAGCATTATTTGTCATTAATTTCTTTTCAAAATTATTCATATATTTCGAATCTTTTTTAATAGCTGTTTCATATCTCTTTTTTGTTATTAAAATAAAATAACCTTCTCTCTCATTATATTCAAGTTTGCAACTTGTATCATCAATATTACTTATTTTCGATATAATACTATTCAAGTGTTCAAGCTTTTCATTATAAACTTGTTGAAGTTTATCTACATCCTCGATATAACCTTTTATAAATATATTACTTTTAATATCTTGAATGTTATATTTACTGCATTCATCTATATTTAATATCTCTAATTGTTTTAATAAAACTAAAATCATATCAATTGTATTTGTATCTCCAATTATTGCTAATGCATCTATTCCATATTCAAACGAATTAATAATAGTTCCCCATTCACAAGGTTGAACCTTTTTTAATAAAATCTTTCGTTTTATTCTCTCTAAATCAATTATATTTTTAAGGTTTTTTATTATTGGTTTATAATTATTATCCTTTAATAATTCTTCGATTTTATTATATCTTGTCAATAGTTCTGCTTTATTATTTATGGGATTCAATAATCTTTCCTTAAATCCCCTTGAACCAAATGAAGTAGAACAATTATTCAATAAATCTAATAAAGGTTTTTCATTTTGATTATTACTAATTATATTTAATTGCAATGCACTATTATATTCAATCGTTAAAATCTTTGAATTATCAATAAGTTCAGGAATATTTAATTCTTTTATAATATCTGCGTTATGTTCATATGCGAATTGTAATAGACAACAAAAACTCAATCTTCCAATCATATATTTTTCAAGATTTAAATATTCAATGATTGATAACATCGTTTTATTTTCAAATGATTTTTCAAGAATCTTATTTTGATAATTGATTTTCTTCATATGCGTATTTAATTCATATTTATCCCATTTTTTATGAATTAAACAGTTAATATTAATAATTCCTAATATAAGATTTTTATATTCATCGGAAATATCATCGGATAATAATAATATTTCAATTGGATTATATGTAGTCAATAGTCTATAACATTCGTCTAATGTATATTGTGGATCTGATTTTGAAGAACCATTCTCATATATAAATGATTTACCAGTCGTTAAATCAACACCACTTATACCAACTATTAATAAATCATTTATAACCTCAAAATAAAAAACCATTATATAATTACTTTTTTTATTCGTAATATTAATGTTCGTCGATGGACTTATTATTTCCGTTATTTTTCTTTCAGGATTTGGTGGTTGTGTTGTTTGCTCTATTAAAACAATCGTAAAATTATTTTGCAATAATATTTGAATAAACTTATTTAAAACATATAAGGGAAATCCAGCCATCAATGGATTGTTTTTTGAAACCTCTTTTATCGTTTTATTTTTCCTCGATATCTGAATATTACATATATCTCCTATTTTATACAAAAATGGACAATTTTCATTAATTGCATATAATTCAAAAAATGAACCTACTTGCATTAATATTATCGTATTCTCACCATATTTCTCTCTATACTCTTCTTGATATTTCAAATAATCATCTATTATCATTATTTAAAAAATATTTACAGGTCATTGATATATATCAATTATTTTTTATATCATTTTATAATCTTATGTTATAATAAGATTAAGTTATGAAAAAAACAAAAAACAAGAACAAAAATCTTATTTTTCATTAATTTCTAAAAATAAATTATCGCATTTACCTAATGAACTTAATGAAAAAATAGAATCACATTTTCGTAATATTTATAAGGTTTTTTATCAGTTTGATAAAAAATATAAATGTATATTTGAAAACTTTATAAAGTTTTCAAATGAAAAAAATATCAAAAAAAGATTTTTAAAAGTAAAATTAAAATCTATTAAATATTATCACGATTTAACATCAAACTATATAAATATTGATTTGAGTAATCAAGATACAACTAAATTGACATTAGAATTATTAATTATAAAAATACAAGAAAGAATTAAATTATCAAATTATTTAAATTATTTTTATATTTCTGAAGATAAAGAAACATTATATATTATTAAAGAAAATTGTTTAGAATTATTTAACATATTAAATAAAAATATTTTAAAAATGGTCTATAAATTACCTTTAATATCAGATAATACGGACAATATTACTTTAAATAATAATATATTAACTGAAAATAGTACAATAACTAATGAAAATACTAATAATTATATAAGTACTAATAAAGTAAAAATATTTAAGTTTAATGGTAATGATTTTACTATTGATATTAATGAAATAAATAATACTACTGTTTTTACATTAGATGGTAATATAGAAGATTGGTATTACATAATTTGTAGTAATTATATTACTCTTGTATATATAACACTTGAAGATAGTAAAAAGTTTAATCAATATTTTTTAAAATACAAAACAAGTTTTAAAATTGATTTACAACGCGTTTATAAGATTTTATATAAAAATAATAATGATGACGATTCAAATAGAGGATTTAAATGTATTTATAAAGATATATTTGAAATAACCGATGAACATAAATTAATAAAATTATTAACTAATAAAATTATAAAAATATATCATTGTACAACTTATAATAATGTTTATAAAATATTTAATTATAATCCAACAAAAGATTTTAAAGAAAATATTAAAATTATATTTCCTAATTATACTTCTGATTATTTTAACCAACTTTCCGATTATGATACTTTATATATTTCTGAAGATGAAACTATTTTATACTATATTCAAGGTAATTGTATAGATAATTTTAATGTTTTAAATAAAAGTATTTTAGAAGTCTTAGATAAAATGCCAAATATAGAATATTCAAGAGATTTATCAACAAGAAACAAATCTTATTATTATACAATAACTTTAAATAATGATTTATCCTCTCCTGAAATTAAAGATATTTCATTTTTTGAAAAAAGATTAAAAATGTTTATATGCAAATACGATATACAAATATTTAATTTAGCAGAACCTAATACATATATTTATGAAAAAGAAAGAAAAGAAACAGCTATTCCAATTTATACATTAAAAGGTGATGATATTGGTAATTGGTATTTTATATCAACTACATTAAAAAAACAATTACATATTTCTTTTCCTTTACAAATAGAAAATTTAAATAATAATCGAAAAGAAATACTTCAATTGATATATATAACACCTGAAATGATTGATAAATATAAACAAATGTTTATCGATTTTAAAACGCCTATTAATTTTGAAATTAAAAATAAAATAATACCTCAAGATTCACGACGACAACCTTCGCAAATAAAAGCATTAACTGGCGGAGGAAATATGAAACTAAGAAGATTATTAAAATCTTATAATTTTTAATTAATATATATATATAAATATAGATATGGATATAACCACATTTTTAACAGATAAACCAAAAATAAATATATTTTCACAATTAAGAAATAGAGAAGTAAATGCATCAAGAATTAAACTAAAACTAATAAATATTTATAAGCTTTTTTATGATTTTCAAGGAGATAATAATCCCAATAAAGGATTTAAATGTATATTTGATGACTTTTTTAAATTATCATCTACTACAACAAAGTTTTTTGAAAAGAATTTAACTACTACATTAAAAAATGTTAAATATATATCTGATACACCTGTAATTATTGATTTAACATCAGACAGAGAATATAATACAAAAGAAGGTACATTTCGTATATATGATTTTATTGATTATATTAATAGTAAAATTGCTGGAGTAGATATTAAAAAAAAAATAAATAATTTTTATATTTCTGAAGATAAAGAAACATTATATATCATTGAAGATGCATATTTAGTAAAGTTTAATATTGAAAATCAAAATATTTTATCTATATTGAATAAATTACCTTACATATCATCTACAGATAATATGATTAATTTAAAAAAACTAAATAGAAATATTTATAGAAGTACTAATGATGTACAAATGTTTAAGTTTAGATTTAATGGTAGTAATGTAAATATCGTTTTTAATATTAAAAATAGAGATACCGATATTACATTAGATGGTAATATAAAAGATTGGTATTATACAGATGCATCATTTGAAAATGGTTCAATTATTCGACAAATTATATATATAACACATAAAGATTATAAAAAGTTTAATAAATTATGTTTAAAAAACAAAACATCATTTAAAATTAATTTACATCGTGTTTATAAGATTTTATACGAAAGTAAAGATGTTTATAACAGCAATTTAGGATTTAAATGTATTTATAAAGATATTTTTAAATCTAAAACAAATAAAAAAAATGTAATTTTAGATTTTTTTGAATCGTTTTCAAAAAAAACTAAAATTACAAAAATGTGTTATTGTAGTACAGCATTTAGTAGTATATCTGCAATAATATATGATTTAAATGCTCTTAATTGGGATTCGACAAATGAATATTTTAAATTTTTTTTTAATGACTACTTAAAAATCAAATTTCATATTGATATATTAAAAACTTTTGATTATAATAAATTATATATTTCTGAAGATGAAACTATTTTATACTATATTGAAGATGATTATATAAATAATTTTGATGTTTTAAATAAAAGTTTTTTAGAAGTCTTAGATAATATGCCTAATATAGAATATTCAACAGGATTATCAACAACAAACCAATCTGATTATTATACAATAACTTTAAATAATAATTTTACAGAAGTTTTTGAAAATATTTTAGATTTAGATTATACTGATATAAGATTTAAAAAATATATTTGTAAATATGATGTACAATTATTTAATTTTAAAGATAATCAAATAATTAAAACAGAAATACCAGCTGATACTACTTTTAAATTAGAAGGTAATATTCACAATTGGTATTATACATTAACTACATTAAAAAAACCTGCTTCTAACAATAAAGGATTAAAAATTAATTCAGTAATTAACACAAAAGAAAATATACTACAATTGATATATATAACACCTAAAATGATTGATAAATATAAACAAATGTTTATTGAGTTAAAAATACCAGTTGTTTTGTATATTGAAAATAAAATAACTGGTATTTTTAACTCAATAAAAGCATCAATTGGCGGAGGAAATATGAAACTAAGAAGATTATTAAAATCTTATTAATTATATAAAACTTATATTTTTATTATAAATATAAATATGTATTATGCAAAAATTGGGGATAATGGTACAGGATTTACAAATCAAATATTTGCTTTTATAACAGCTATAATAAATGCTTATTCGAGAGGCGATAAAATTATAGTTGTTGATAATTTTTTGAATGATATAAATAAAACTTTGTATACGCCAATAAGTAATATTTTTAATATTGATAAAATTATAGATTTTTTAAAAAGAAATTATGATATTATAATAGTAGATAAAAATAATGTGCAATTTCAAATAGAAACTGTTAAATATGGAATAAATGAAGAAAAATGCGTTGATTTAACAGAATATATAAAAGAAAACTATTTTCATAATAATAAACTTCATATTAGAAAAAATATAATTTTTAATAATATAAAAGGTGATCCGTGTAATGGAATAGTTAAAAAACTAATAATGGTATATAAAATAAATGAATATTACATAAAAGAAATATATAATGAAAACTTGACGGATGATATTATAATTGATTTTGATGGTACTTATGAATATACATTAGGATGGATAAATACCTATAACAATAATATGTTTGATAATATATTAAAAAATATAACATATAATGATGATTTCATATTAAAATCTGAATTAATTTTAAATAAAATAAAAAAAGAAAATAAAATTAATGTTATACATCTACGTTTAGAAGATGATGGTATTAAACACTGGTCTAATATGAATAAAATGAAATATGATGACTATAAAATATATTTGGAAGAAAAATACATAAATATTATTAAAAAAAATATATCAAAACATCACGAAAATATAATATTATCAAGTTCGTTATTAAATAATGTTATAATTTTTATGAAAAATAATGGTTATAATTATCATTTTGTTGATAAAGTTTTCGATGATAGAGAAAAAAATGCAATAATTGATTTATTAGTATCAAAAAAATGCAATAATGTTTTTATTGGAAACTTTAATATGAAAAAGCTAAATGGTTCAACATTTAGTTATTATATATGGAAAATTATTGATGATAATATTACTAAAATATATATCGATTTAGATAATATTTATGATAATGAAGTTATTGTTAATCCAAATTGTAAATAAATATAGCTATATATATAGATATATATATGAGTTTATTTAGTGTTGATAGAGATGTTAAAACTGATAGTATTACAAAAAAAGATAAAGCTAAAATAAAAGTTGAACTGATAAATCTTACTCGAACTGAATATATTGATAATTCAAATACTACTGATTTATTTTCAAATAAAATGACAATTAAGTTAAAAGAACTTAAATATTGTTATAAATATGAAAATAACAGATATGTAGATGTAATATCAATTAATTTAAATAGAAAAAATATTGATAGTACTCAAATAACAATACGTGATTTAATTAAAAAATGCACTCCATATATTCATAGACATACATTAGAATTTTATAAAGATAAAGTTGAAAATATATATATTTCTGAAAATCAAAAAACATTATATATTATTGAAGAAGATGCTAAGCCTTTTATTACTATCCGAGAAACTTTTAATAGTAAAATAAAAGAAAAGATAGATGCTTTTTTAAAAACAAAAAATAAATTACTTCCAGAAATTAAAGAGAAAATAGCATTATTTGCTGTTCCTCATCAAATAAATATTTATAAGATTTTTTATGAGTTTAAAGATAGTAATAATCCAAATAGAGGATTTAAATGTATTTATAAAGATATATTACAAACTCCTATTAGTGATACTCGTAATGATAAACTTATTTTATTTCAAAAATCAAAGTTATCTAATATTACTACAATAAAATATTTTAGTAATGAAGAACAAAATAAATCATTTGATGTACAACCAAATGATAATTTTATAAAATTATTACAAGTAGTTGATTTAAAAACTTTTGATTATAATAATTTATATATTTCTGAAGATGAAACTATTTTATACTATATTGAAGATAATTATATAGAAGATTTTAATGTTTTAAATGAAAGTTTTTTAGAAGTCTTAGATAAAATGCCTAATATAGAATATTCAACCAAATTATCGACAGAAAACCAATCTGATTATTATACAATAACTTTAAATAATAATTTAAAATTATCTGAATTAGATTTTACTGCTTATCCTATAATTAGTTGTAAATATAATATTCAATTATTTAATTTAAAAACTACGCAAATTATAAAAAAAGAAAGAAAAGCTAATAAAAAGTTTAATTTAGACGGCGATTTAAATAATTGGTATTTTATATCAACTACATTAAAAAATAATAATAAAAAATCTAGAAATATTTTAGAATTAAGACCATTAAAAAATGGTAATAATATAATTCAATTAATTTATATATCACCTGAAAAAATAAACGAATATAATTTAAAATTTGCTGAATTAAGAATGCCAATTAGGTTTGAAATAATACCTAAAATAAAATCTTTAGTTGTATCACAAGCAACATCGCCACAATATCCACCAATAAGACGTTCAACTGGAAGATCAACATCACAACAAATATTACAACAAATATTACAACCAACATTACCACCACAATATCCACCAATAAAAGCTTCAACAGGAGGAAATATGAAACTAAGAAGATTATTAAAGTCTTATTAATTATATAAAACGCCTACTTTTTTAGTCTTTATAATTTTTATATTTTCTTACTATTTTTTTCTTCATATAATTACTTCTATTATATGTTCCTTTTAATATATTCTTATAATATGATTTTGATATAGTTTTTATAAGAATGCAGTTCAAAATATGTTGTATATAGTAAAACATATATTTGAAACAGGAAGAAGACCAGATGCATTTAATAGAATTCATACATAGTCCACGCTATGTACTAACCAAATTTTTGAAACTTTTAATTTTTTTTGCTGATAAGTCGGCGTTTTAAATGTTAAAAGGTGTAAAAATATATTAGATTATTATTAATAGTAATAAATGATAGAAATAACATTTAAGGGGAAGAAAATAAAACACGAAGATATTAATATTTTTATTATAAATGATTTAACATTTTCAATAATTGTTTTTATTTGGTATATTTTATATCAATTGGGTATTTATAATACTTATAGTCCTTTATTTGCGTTAATTATAACATTTATTCAAAACATTATAATTCTAGGATTATTGTTTTACAATAAAAAAATAACTATTTCAAATATTTTTAGATATTTATTAGTTTTAGTTATTATTAAAGTACTTCCTATTTTATCTTTTTACTCCAATTTTAAAATTACATTTACAGACATAGTATTTATGTTTTTCTTATATTTATTTTATTTAATAATTATGTTTATTATTATAATGATTTATAAACCTGATTATAATATAAAAACAAAAATAATGGATGATTTAAATGGCAAAAGTTTAAAAGATGATGTTATTTATTATTCCTATGATTATGCTTATGATAATTTAATTAAAAAAATAATATAAAAAGCCAAAAATAAGGCTTTTTTCTTTTTTCCCCTTCACTACTTGCCATTCTTCATAACAGCATTCGCAAGCCTATTATAGTCCCACGTCTCGTTTGTATTCGAGGAGCGTAACTTATATAAGTTTGAAAACCTGTACGTTTGAAGAAGAATGGCGAGATAATGAAATGCGTCCTCGTCGTTGTCGAAAGTTTCCTTAATCGATTCAATGTATTCGTCGGTGAATGAGAAATTGACGAAACAACTGCAATCATCGCAAATCTGACTCGAACAATGATGATTATAATAAACGAAGCAACGAATATAATAATCAATCACGCAACTCAAACAGTAATAATTGTTCAACATAGGGAAATACATAATCACGTTGAAAATATAAATAACGCAGGCTGAAAGGTAGTCCTTGTGATAGTTATATTGATCAAGCATTTTCTGTCTTTTCGACAATTACTATTGATAATAATTATTTCAATTTTTTTGTGCTATAGTATAGTTTTAATACATATTTAATGGTAATCTATTTATATTATCTAATGAAAATGAGCTTATCATCAGTTTTTTAATATTTTTCGGCTTACAAGAAATAATTACTGATAAATTGCAATAACCTTTTTTATTTTTCTTATTATGTATTTTTGTTCTTATTCGTAAATGTTGTTCGCATATAAACTCCGGAACATTAAAATTGCATATATCATTACCTAAATGATATAATCCTTTTTCGGATATTTGAATATAATAACAGCCTTTGTTTGCATATAAATCTCTTATAGTTGTATTAGGACAATTTATATAAATGTCATTATAATTATGATTGTTATTTTTAATTTCACGCCAATTATCATAAGTAATATTTTTAATCATAAATGGCGGAATATTACCATTAAATAATTTCATATCTTTTATTAGCATTTCAAATAACTGTTTTGATTTTAATGGTATTTTATTTTTAGCACTTCCAAGCCATTTTTGTGTTTTTTCGTTGTACTTTAAAGAACATTGCATCCAATCTGGAGCATTTATTTTTTTAATTTCGATAGGTATATCATTATAACTATTAAAATTGCATTCAATATCATTTTTATATTTAGAACCTCCTAAATCTTCTTTATTTTGCGTATTAAATAATTTATTGTTAATACAACAATTTTTAATTGTATTATAAACTTGCAATTCATATTTAAGACCTTCAATTGAACAATTAGAAGAACCTCTAATAATATTTAGCTTTAAATTACTGAAAAGAAATATAAAACCAATAATAGACATTGATAAAAAAATAACAACAATTATAAATCAATTTTTATTCACTGCAACTATCACTACTATCATTATCACTATTAAAAGGTTCAAAACCTACACTGAAATTATCATTTATTTTAGATAGTATTTTAGGGTCTATATCATTATTGTTATCATCTCCTCCAGTTGTTGCAGATGTATTTGGATTATTATTTTTATTAGCTAATAAAAATGAGAAATCAATATTAGCCGAATAAACATAATAAGCAATTATTGTACAAACAATATAAATAATCATAAATAATAAACAATTATTAGTTGTGAATAATGAATATGGTTCATTATAATTGTAATCATCATCATTCATATTTTCATTAGATATTCTTGTATATTCAAAATATTGGATAATAATAAATATAACAATTGTTATAATGAATGATATTAAATAATATTGCATATTTATTCTTATTATAAATAAATGATTAAATAATAATAATTATACGCATCATTTATATAAATAATTAATATTATTACTATTATTATAAATGAAATTAGAGTTGAAAAAGTTCGATCCATCAGTTATTAAAAGTGATTCAGTAGTGGTATTTATTGGAAAACGTAATACAGGTAAATCGTATTGTATGAAAGATATTTTAAGTTATCATAAAGAATTGCCTGTTGGTATTGTCGTAAGTCCAACAGAAACTGCTAATAATTATTTTGAAAAGTTTGTTCCAAATATGTTAATATATGATGAATATGAACCAACAATTATCAAAAAGTTTTTAGATAGACAAATTAATATTAATAAACAAAAGGGCGAACAATTAAAAAAATATGGAAGTTCTGACATTGATAGTCGTGCATTTTTAATTTTAGATGATTGTTTATATGATAAAACGTGGCCAACTGATAAAAATATTAGAAGTATTTTTATGAATGGAAGACATTATAAAATATTTTTTCTAATTACTATGCAATATTGTTTGGGTTTGCCACCTATTTTACGTGCTAATATCGATTATGTATTTATTTTTAAAAATAATCTTATAAAAGAAAGGGAAAAAATATATAATCACTATGCAGGTATTTTTAATGACTTTTCAACATTTTGTACTGTTATGGATAATTGTACCGATAATTATGAATGTTTAGTAATTGATAATAAAATACAAAGTAATAAATTGGAGGATCAAGTGAAATGGTATAAAGCAAAAGAAGCCGATTTTAAGTTATGCACACCTGAATTATGGAGTTTATGTGCATTAGAAAAAGAAAGAAAAGACAATACATTATTTTACGAAGATGAAGAAGATGAAGAACCTTATGACCCAAGTGTTTTTACTAAAAATAAAAATAAAATTAAAATAAACGTTAAAAAGAAATATAATTAATTTTATATATAGATAATAATGACTACTAATTATAATTTAGTTATAGTTGGTGCTGGTGTTTCTGGATTAGCATTAGCAAATTATGCATTATCTATAAATCCTAATCAAAAAATCGTCATTATTGATAAAGATAAAACAATTGGAGGTTGTCATAAGGTTAATAGAAAAAAATATAATAATGAAAACTATTTTTGCGAACACGGACCGAGAGTTTATATTAATAATTATGTTAATTTTATTAGTCTCCTTAAATCAATGAATATCAATTTTTATGATATTTTTAATAAAAGATATTCTTTAAATGATGTTTCTAATAAAATTATATTTGAAGATAAAATATTTACTTTTACTGAAATATTATATATAATAAGAGATTTTATATTTGTCATTTTTTTCAATAAACACGGTTTGAATACATCTATGAAAACATATATGGATAATAATAATTTTTCTGATAATGCTAAAGATTATGTTGATTTATTTTGTAGAAGTTTTGATGGCGGTGGTAGTAATCGCATTTCCTTAAATCAATTTATTTCATCATCAATACAAGCAATGTTATATTCGTTATATATACCTAAAAAACCAAATGACGAAGGATTATTTAAATACTGGAAACAATATTTAGAAAAGAATAAAATAACATTTTTGTTAGATAATGGTATTGATAAAATAATAGAAGATGATGAGAAAAAAGAGATTGAAAAAATAATATTAAAAGATAAAACAGAAATAAAAGGTGATAAGTTTATATTTGCAATTCCGCCGATAAATCTTATTAATGTTTTAAATAATAATCAAAATAAAAATGTTAAAAATGCATTTGGAGATTTTGATATAATTAAAAAAATGTCAGAAATGACAGAATACGATGAATATATATCAATAACTTTTCACTGGGATTATGTATTAACATTAGAAGATGATATAAAAAAGTTTAATATTAAAACTGATTGGGGATTAGCTACAATGAATATGACTAAATTAATGACTTTTAAAGAAGTTAAATCAAAAACAGTTATAAGTTGTGCCGTAATTTATACAGATAAAAAATGTTCTTATTCTAATAAAACCGCAAATGAATGCGAAGATGAAAAAGAATTAATTGATAATGTTTATGAACAATTAAGAACGGTTTATAAAAATATTTCAAAACCAACTTTATATTTTATTAATAATACTTATGATAAAAAACAAAAGAAATGGATTTCAAATGAAAAATCATATATTAAAATACCGAATGTTGATTATAT